GTATTTCCACATCCACCGGAAGAATCTTTTGCTTCAGTTAATGAAGTTGTTGTTGCCCATATTGATCCATTCCATATTTCAGTTGTATCAACTTCATCTCCAGTATCTCCACCAAAACATAGGGCATCGGATATATCTCCACATCCAGTAAGTTTATCCTTTACTTCAGTTAATGAAGTTGTTGTTGCCCATATTGATCCATTCCATATTTCAGTTGTATCTAATTCTCCACTGTCATCTCCACCAAAACATAGGGCATCACCAGTATTTCCACATCCGGTAAGTTTATCCTTTACTTCAGTTAATGAACTTGTTGTTGCCCATATTGTCCCATTCCATATTTCGGTTGTATCAACTTCACCACCACCACCACTATCTCCACCAAAATATAGGGCATCGGATATATCTCCACATCCAGTAAGTTGTTGTTTTACTTCAGTTAATGAACTTGTTGTTGCCCATACAGTTGGAACACATATATCTTCAATATAGATCTGAACAATATCATTTCCGTGTTGGGCATCAAAAACCCCTGATTCATCAAAATTCGCCCAAGCTCCAGCAAGAACAATGGATAAACTTGCTGATCCATCACAGAATGTTGCAATATTATTAAAGTTAGTTGTGTCAGTAAAAAGAATCTGTTCATGAGCGTTCGAGGATGTCTCATCATGAAAATTTAAAATATCAATAATCGAATCTTCAGTTCTAATTTCTGGTGAATCATCTATAGATGCCCCAATATCAAACTGAGATCCACAATCATAATTTTTTCTTGAATAGTAAGAAACACATGTTGAATCAGAACAAACAAAACAAGCGGTACTGTCAGCATCTCTAAAACCATTGGCTGTGTCAAAATCAATCACACTCTCAGTTATATAATCATAGAATTGATCTTCAACAACAATGGAATCTAATAATGGATCTTGAATAATAAGAGCAAATTCTAATTTTATCATTCTGGCATGGTATGGCTTGAAAAAATTTATTATTTTATTTATTTCTAATAATGATCCAAAACCTAATACCGTTGTTGTGATACTTGGATAACCTGCTCCTATATTAGATACAATCCAGTCATTAAGATCACTCATTAAATAACCTAATATTTCTTCTCCATTACCAGATGATATATAAACACCAATTATATCATATAGTGAATCATTTATTGTGTCTAAAATACCTCCGGCAGTGTTATGCGAAGTTAAAAAATTAGTTGACATATCACGTGTAAATAAATCATAAAAATTAAGTATTTTAGCCTCACGTGCTGATCTTGATTCATTTTGTGTTGATGAAGGTGAACCAATACGTGATGTTGCGTTATTATATTGATTAACAACAACTTCAATTCTTGGTACAGATGTTCCATCATAACAAAAGAATAATGGATCAGATGATCCAGTTGTTCTTTCGTAATACTCATTAAATGTATATATACATGCCAAATATAAATCCAAGAATGATGCATATATATTAATCTGTGTTAATTTAATATCCTTTGTTAATGTTCCACCACTTATATAAGTCGCATAATTATCCTGAACATGTCTTGAAACTACTGACATAACTGCCTTTAGTGTTGATAAATTGTATCGAGGACGAATTGAAAAATATGGTGATTTTGATGGTAATCCAATTTTATTTATTAATAAAAGATTTTCAATTTGTGATTCACTTAATCTCCAATGTGGATCTCCTTGAGTCATATTATCAAATGAAATATTAGCAAAAGAAATATCCAAAACACCTGGAGGTAAATATCTTTCACTTTTAAAAACTAAATTACCACTACTATCTTTTTCTAACCAATATTCTGCAATGTCTATATCAGACAAACCGAAATATTGAAGTATATCGATTAATGTCTGTGGCGTTCCTTTAACTTTATATAAATTAACTAAATCTAAAAAGAAATTAGCCTTGGTTAAAAACGATAATGAAGTTGTTGAAAAAATAAAACCAAAACTTTGAATTAATTCACTTAAGTCTCTATCAGGTAATGAGAATACATCATGAGCCTGTTTTTGAGTAGATATCATTGTTCTATGGGATGCATACCAATTTACAAGAAAATTCTTCAATCTCTTATAATCATCACTCATATGTGGAATTTGATCGATGGTATTATCAAATAAATTTAACGAAACAGATTTCTCACTCGATGCAAGTACCTGAGTATTAGCATCTAAATCTATAACAGATGTCCCGCCAAGGTAATTTAAAATTTTCCAATAATCTTCTAAAGTAAACACGTATTAAATCTCCTTAAGTACCTTTATCTGAAATGTAATTAAACATATTTTCAACTACATATGACTCATAACTTGTTTCCAATATTATAGATGGATCAGCTATCAACGTAGTATTATTATACGGACTGTAATTATTATTTATCTTTAAATCCAGATAACGGTAAATAAGTATAGATAAATTAGTTGAAAGAGCCGTTGAATCAATAGCTACCAACGTAACAGAAGTTCCATCAAGACGATATTCTAACAGTTTGTCTAACATTAAAATATCATCGACCTGTAATTGAAAAATATTTGTAGCCGTAGAATCAAGACTGTTTGAATTGGACAGTGTATAGTATTGACTCGCGTTAGAATATAAATTTATACGATCTTTTATTGTACTCGCCCAAGCTGATTGTGAAGTTTCTTGTCTATAACAATATATATAATCAGTATATAATGACGGCCAATTATCATCAAAAAGTAGCTGTATAAATGATTTAGGAGTTATAATCGAAGATGAAAAAGACGCAGGAATTTTGATTTGATATTTATTAACTTTACTGGTTCTTATAAAAGACCCAAAATAATAATTCAATTCGCCGATGAATTTTACACTTGAGAGAGGCATTTAGTACTCCTTTATTATAGTTTCCATAGTTTTCTATTTTTTATTAATGAAATTGTTTGTGGACTAACTCCAAATGCTTCTGCAATTTTTGCTTGTGTTAAAATTCCTTCATCACATAATTTTCTAATTTGAATGACTTTTTCTTCTGTTAATTTTGAATTTGGATGGTTTTCACCTTTAAAATTAGCATGATTTTCACTCATCAATTTTTTAGTTTTTTCTGAATGATGTTTTCCATAAAATTGATTATTTTCACCAATATATTTCCCAATCTTTTTTTCTCTCATTAGTTGTTTAGTTTCTTTTGAATGTTTTTTACCAAACATTGGATTGTTTTCATTTCCTTTATGTAAACTATCATGTTCTTTTTTAATCATCAATTTAAAATTATCTAAAATATTATCTTTTGTAAAATCAATATGATGGATACATTCATTATTTTTTAATTTATAATTGTTAAAAGATTCGTATATTAGAATATGAATTCTTTTAGGTTTTTGTTTTCTATTTTTATATAAATTGACAAATAAATATCCATGAACATCTTCTGATGGTTTTAATATTCTAACATCAGGCCATTTCTTGAAACTCTTCACCCTACTAAAATTACTCACATAATAATCACCATCATATCCTTCAACTTCTTTCCAAATCTCTCCGTCAATATTTTTTAATTTTAAATTTTTATAAACTTCCATAATAAACTCCTTGTTTATTGTTTATTTCCTTGAATTTAAAATAAGAGAGCAGGATGCAAGGTCATCTTTTCGGTAGCTAACCTATCTCCCTTTATTAATATGACTTTTATTATTTGTTCCCACTTAACCACGTCTATTTCAAATCAAAAATCGTCCGTTAGTAATGGTGATCTTGTTGAGATTTTGATATCAACTTCAGCAATTGTTGTTTCAAATTGGCAAACGCAGGAATCACCATCATTGATCTCATAAATACTCATAGTGATTGGTCCATCATGGTCTATGATGAACGGAACAATTATAATATTCGCATTACAATCTAAATCTTTATGGATCTCAATATCTTTCAAAAATTGAGCTTCTTGATCTTTAGATTGTGATGTTGAAATCAGTGATGCGGTATTATCTTTAAACATTATTTTAATATTATTTATATCAAATGCTTGTGATATTTTCTTTATTCTATTTGTAATTAGTTGATCAAAACTATAGGTTATAATCAAATCCTCCGGATTTAATTGTATCATCGTATCATAATCGGCAGATGTTATATATTTATTATCCATAAATTTTGGTTTTGGATTATCAAATGTAATTTTCGAATATTCATCAGCAAACGAAAATGATTTTTCAGCTACGTTTATATCAACATCACATTTATTAAAAGTCTTCAAAATATCAATCTTTTGTTTGAGACATACAATTGGAATATTAACTTCTCCAATTAATGGATTTAAATCTAATTCAAAAACACACGAATATGCGTTTGTTCGTTGTCTAATAAATCCCTCCCTAATATCAATGTCATTACATGTATCCTTCAATATTGAAATACATCTCATAAAATTCCCAAAATTTTCAGCATTCAACTTTTTTTCCATTATATATAATCATCCTCCTCGTTTTCTATTACTTTAATACATACAAAATATATATATTTATCCTCTTCAAATTCCTTTAATTGTCGGTAATCCAATGTAACAAATGTCTGTTCAACATCACACAATAATTCAAAGAATCTTTCATTTACATTTCTCTCATCTTCTTCTGATTTTATTGGAATTGCAAAAATCATAATAACAGCATCTCTATTACAAAATGTATAATTCATCATAGATAAATTATTTATTTTATATTTATAATTTTTTTTAGTACTAATTGAAGAGACAATTAAATCATAACACGGTATGTGTTTTAAACTTCCCTTATACGTCCTATCATTCTCAATTGTTTCTTCGAAAATTTTTCTTAATTTATTTTTAATCATAATTGTAATCCTTGTTAAATAATGAATTTCTCTGTGATTAGAGGGAAATCATTAAAATCCTTTCCACCTTTGTTGTAAAAAATTGTTAAACTATTTATAATATGATCATTATAATATTTTAACTTTTTATAATAATCAATTGGTATATTACTATCAGACAAAACCGAGATATCCAATCTATAAATATTTTCATTGAAGGTAATACTTTTAATTAGCGACTGATAATTTGATGAGAGTACCGACGCGTAAAGTCTTGTTTTACTTCTTAATTCTAATACGTTGTGAATATATTCAGAATAGATGTCAAAAATTCC